GAAAAACAATTGACAGAAGAATAGTATCGTGGCATCATAGCATTATAAGTTGGGCTAGCAGTGATTCAGACTACTAACCCAGGAGATTCATCTAAACACTTTCTAGGAATTTAACATGAACAAAGCAATGTTATCGCAAAACAATTTAAAAAATCAAGGGTCATTCATAAATGATGATCCGTTCGATCTACCATGGACACAGGAAGTGACCAGTTTGAGCAATGAGCGTGACCTACATTTATACGCACAGGATTTAGTTGAGCAGTACGCCAAATTCGACGGCACTTGCTACAATATTACATTTGAGCAATTATCAGACAGCGATCAGGGCGCATTTCTTGCAAAATACTTCGAGTTTACAGGCCGTGAGACAAGTGATTGCGTACACGGTGACGATTTCTCAATAGACAATAATTACACATGTGCTCTATTGAAGATGCTAAAAGACAACAACATGGAAACACAAGCCAACTTCGCATCTATTGTCCACAGAAACATATCTATCTACTACGCCAAAGACCTTCAGAAAATCCTGGATGACGCATGCGATGACGTACTTCATAACCAACAAAATGAACTTGGGTACTTTGCTAATCAGTCTAGGGATTCTGGGGACATTGAGTGGAGGAAGGTGTGATGATGTACTTATTAATGTTCATAGCATTTATGGTTGTTTGTATTTATTTTCAACAGCGTTAAATGATTCATGCGCACCATTACGAGCTAGTCCTCTACATGGTGCGCATCGGTGATTAAATGCAAGCCCTTAAGTGGGCATAACTAGAGAGAGATTTAAAATGGCTTTAAAAGCAAAGAAACCATCAATAATTGAACAACGACTTAAGTGTTTGTTTTACGGTGCCTCAGGGGTGGGGAAGACCGTGGCGGCTTGCCAGTTTCCCAAGCCTTATATCATTGATACAGAAGGCTCAACTAATAAACCACAGTATGTAAGACTTATAGAGAAGTCCGAAGGTGCGGTCTTAATGACCATAGACTTTGACGAGCTCATAGAGCAAGTAAAAGACCTGCTCACTACCGAACACGAATACAAGACACTTGTTATAGACAGCCTAACGTTGTTATACAACGACTTACTAGAAAAGGCTGAAAAGAAGGTGGGAAGCGAGTTTGGCAGGCATTACGGGGAGGCCAATAAGCGCATGAAGCAGCTACTAAACCTGCTGTTTAGGTTAGACATGAACGTTATCATAACCTCGCATTCCAAGAATGAATATGGACAGAATTTGGCGGTTTTAGGTCAAACGTTTGATTGCTATAAGAAATTAGATTATCTTTTTGACTTAGTATTTGAGATCCAGAAGCGCGGAAGTGATCGTGTAGGGCTTGTCAAGAAGACTAGAATAGAAGGCTTTCCAGACATGGACTGCTTTAAGTTCAGCTATGATGAAATAGCCGAACGTTACGGGCGCGAGATATTGGAGCGTGATGCAGTTGCCCAGGAGATAGCAACCAAAGAACAGGTTACAGAAATTAACCGCTTGATTGACCTTATTAAAGTCCCTGCCGAAATCTATCAAAAATGGCTAGACAAAGGAAGCTCCGAGCGTTGGGAGGAAATGCCACGGGATGCTATACAGAAGTGTATAGACCATCTTAAATCTAAGATTAAAGGAGATGAATAATGCTAAATTATACTGTCATGGATGAAGCAGAAGCAATGCAAGAACGATTCCAACTTCTTCCAAAAGGCGAATATGACGCAGTAATCGTAAAATCCGAGGACAAGGTTTCAAGTAACAGCGGAAACCCAATGATGGATATGACATTGCATGTTTACGACGCCCAGGGTCATGAGCATCCAGTTCGCGACTTCCTCGTGTTCACCCGCACGATGATGTGGAAAGCAATCCACTGCGCCGAATCCGCAGGTGTTATTGATCAGTACAAATCAGGCAGACTTTGTTCTAACATAATACAAGGCAAGACGGTACGTATAAAATTAGGCATTGAAGAAGGCAAAGAAATCCCAGAAGATAAGCTTGGAGACAGGTCGCCTGGTGATAAATATCCAGACAAAAACAAGGTTGAGGACTACATTAAGAGAGATTCGCAGTCATCTTATAAAATCCCAGGAAGTTACCAAAGACCTCCCATGCAAGAGCCACCACCTCATAATGATGAGGACGTTCCTTTTTAAAAGGAGACAAACAATATGATTGGGTTTTTAGCAGGATGCTTGATTGGTATTCCTTTAAGTCAAGCAATTGGGATGAGTGATGGGTTTGCCATGATGTTTTGTTTAGGATTATCGATATTAATGGGTTGTTTTTTATAAATACAGAATAGTTAAAGTGTACTAGCACTAAAATGGTGATTTAGTTTGAAAAGGAAGACTAATGATACAGTTATCTGCATTAACGGAATATAGCCCATACTGGGAGACTGATGAGTTTGAAGACAAAGTAGCTCGTGGGCTTATTGCAATGTACGAGTCAAAACTAAAGGTAAGAAAGCGTAGTGTGCCTGCCTGTAGGTTGTCTGAAGATTTATTGATGAGAGTAAAGCGGCTTGGTTGTTATTTTCCTTCAAATGATAGAATCATAATGGAAGAGGTTTCGCCCATCGATGGGAGGTCTGCTAAGATCCAATCCATAGATCCAATCAATGATGGCAGGCCAGACTTTGCAATACTTACAACAACGCAAGGCAACAGAGACAGCGAATTGTCCTATCTACAAACAACTTATCTTGAAAAAATAAATTCATTGCCAAAACCTTTTAAGTCAGACGTAAATGGGCGTATTTATAGAATTGCTTTTCTTGATTTTACCAACAATGCTATTGAGGGCATGGTTGATTATGTTGTTATAGATTCAAAAGGCAGCCTTTATCCTGTCCATAGATATGTAAGGACAACTGACAGGACTACTGGAAGAGACTTGCACATTAAGGACATACCTAACGGTAGTGGCGAGACATGCGAGGACAATGTAACAATATGGGCAACCGCTGCAATTCAGTTTTATCAAGATAGGCGTTTTCTTTGGAACGTTTTGGCCAAAGAAGGGATTGCTAAGGCCACCTTCGCAGTACACGAAGAGCAAATCAAGAGCTTGTTTTATTCAAGAGAGCTTCCCATGACAGAAACAGGAAGGAAGCGGCCTATACTTCACTGGGTAAATGCCCACCAAAGGCGCATGAAATCAGGAATCGATTTTGATGTGGAAAAGCACCTTAGAGGTTCCAATGAATTTGTATATAACGGCACTAAGTTTGAAATAATAAACCCCTTGAAAAAAGCAGCCGCTTAAGGACAGATAAATGCAAATAGACAGCGTAAAACTACACGAAGCGTTAAACATTATTGCTATAAAACTAAACCATGATCATATTGATATTATTAATATGTTAAGGCGTGAGCTTTGCGACATTGAGGCAGAGACTGCTATGAGCAAAGTACAGGAGAAATATGCAGGAACATTGGCGGGATTGAAAGAAAAATGAATGAACATGAAATGTTAGTACACAAGCTTAATAGGGTTTGCTTTCTTCTTGGCCTTGCTACTGGAACCTTGATTGAATTGTCTGGTGATGATGGAATACCATTTGATAGAATTGAAGGAATTAAAGAAGTGCTTGACCTTCTGTACAAGGGAACAGATGAGGCTATTTATAAATGAACCCATGGGAATGTCCTCGATGCCATCGAATAAATGCGCCTCTTACACCATTTTGTTCTTGTCAGCCGATTGATAGACCATCGTATTTAGAGAAATTACTTAAAGACCCAGGTCTGCAACAACAATGGCCACCGCACAAACAAGATAGGTGTCCCGTGTGCAATGGATATCATTTAAGAAATGTAATGTGTGTGACTTTGGATTCTAATTAATATGACTTTCAAAGACAAAACATTCTGTGCAAGTCCTGGTTGTACTAACAAATGTGGTCGCAAGATGCTTAGAAAAGAACTCTCGCAGCTTAGAGGTATTCAGAAAATGCATGGAAAACCATATCCGGTTAGCTATGGGTATTTTTGCGGCGAACCAAAATGATCTGGAACCATATAATAGGCATGTCATGTGGGATGCTTTGTTTGGCTAGGATCTATTTAGAAATGGAGTTTGATTATATTGACGCATCCCTATTATTATGTGGTGTATCAATGTTTTTTTTCTAGGAGAGACAATGCTTAAAAGGATTGCTTGTTTTTTGATAGGCCATGCGTATGAAGAAAACATACAGTATATGGGAAAGCTAGACAATGGATTGGCACACTATAAAAAAACAATTGGTAATTGCTTGGTGTGCGGGAAGAAACCAAAGAGTGAAATAAAAACTGAAGTTTATACGGGCGCCAGTGAATGACGAGAACTACAAAAACAACCTGCGACCACTGCAATAAAGAAATATTAAGCCAACCAATGTGGCCTCCTAAGTTTGCACAGTCTTGGACAGTAATTTACGAGTGTCCAAACTCAGAATACCTAAACCAAGAAATGCATTTTTGTATATTTGAATGTATGATGGACTATTTAATGGTCAAATATAAAGACATAAAAGGTGAATGATTTAAACAAAATGCGCCTTGGTGTATTGCGAGAACTAAAGAATATTCACAGATTCATTGACAATATGGAGCGCAGCGTCAAAGCACGTAACCCCATAGCCATCCAGAAGGCGTACACTTTCTTAAAAGCATTGACTTACCACATGGACGAAGGCGACTTGACCCCAGACAACATAAACTATAATTTAGAACTAACTAAAGCCCTTGAGGCTTTGGACGAGACTCAATCCAACCTAGGCTAAGTCTTGAGACGCAAGGTCATACTTCGATACGAAGATGCTTATATGGAATTCTTGACTTCCAGCATCGGGAATACTAGAGATGGATGCGGGCTGAAAACCCCGCACACTTATGGCGAATCTTTCATGAGGTAGCACCTTGTGGCAGGTGACAAGTAATGGCGGCATTAGCTTAAGATGATGTTGACAAGAAAGTCTAATGTTAATTGCAGTAGCTCAGACGGGTAGAGCAAACCACGACCGTGGGTTGGTCGTCAGTTCAAATCTGACTTGTAATAGAGGATCGCCACCCTATAAGCCCTTCAAACCTCTAGCCTTGCATGTTCGCATCTAAGTTCAAACGGAAGGGCTTTTTTATTTTGAGGATTAAATGAAAATAACAGAAAGACAGGTCATGCAACTAATTAGAATAGCTTTAGATTATAGGTCAAAGATAGAATTAGCAATTTCAATGGGTACAGCAGAAGGAGAGCCTGAAAAGTTAATTCAAAGCATCGATCAACTCATAAATTATATTACAAACCAGCAATCGCATGTGGTATTTGAAACCCAGAAATTTAATTAGATGAAAATATATTTTGGCGCAGATTTTGCAGATATGAAATTGCAAATGTTGATCATATCAGATGAAGGAAAAATTATAAGTTTAGATGTTATACAAATAAATGACAGAACGCCATTTCCTGGGTATCAACTAAAACCAGAAGATTTCCTGGCTCTCAAAAAATGGTTTGATGATGTGTAATAAAGTATACTTCCTAACAAATTAATTTACCCATCTCAGTTACATCCCTTGAAATCTTAGTTACATTATAATTGTTGACTATGTCAAATAATGTGGTATACTCATTTTAACCGTGAAGAAGCATGAAAACTGATGCAGCATTAAGCCATGCCGTGGATAAAGATAGAACGTTATATCTCCATCTGATTGATGAAAGTTCAATCCTTCCGGTCACTATTTTTATTATGACAATCGCGGCGTTGAGCGAAACGTATCCTGAAGAGTGCCTGGTAATGCCCACGTGATGCCAGGCGGGAGTGGGCTAGACAGGGCAGTACTGTCGGGTTGTCAACCAATTATGACAATAGCATCGCGGACAGTGACGCGAACAAGAGGCCATAGAATCTTGGTTAGCTGATAGAGGGTCTATGGGGGTATGAGTGATGCCCATGTATTGACGATGAAACATTCTAGTCGTCTTTGGTATCGGTGGTTAACGAGGAAGTGCAATTCTTTCCTATTGTCAACTTTATTAAGGGAGTCAAACTTGAAGAAAAAAGCAGAAGATAGTGTTTCAGAATATCCATTGCATATAGAGACCAAGGTTGCGTGCCTAGAGCAGTCAATCATATTTGTTAATGATACCTTAAACAGAATTGAGAAAAACATACTTGAGGTCAAGGAAGAAATTAAGGACGTACGCAAGGAAATGAAATATGACTTTAGGTTTCTAGTGACTATTATTTGTGGCTTGGCTGCTGTCATGGCCCATGGCTTTCATTGGTTTTGATTATGAATGACTTCGAGATGGAAATGATTTTACTTGAACTAAATGAACTAGAAGACATTCTGACAGTATCCAGATTGCTTGCTATAAGAAAGATAAAGAATGGGGACAGGAGTGGTGCTGACGAAATGCTTTCAGATGCTGTAAGAGCCATAGAAAGCATAAGAGGCCGGTTTTTTACATGAATGATTTTACTAAAGAGGAGCTTGAATATTTATATGAAATGATGGGAACTATAGCAATTGCCGGTCATCCTATTGATGACGATGCCTTGTATAACAAAATACAATCAATGATCGATAAATATTGCGATCATGAATGTCCTGGCGATGGAGAATGCTTAACAAAAATATGTGATCGATGTGCGAGAATGACTTAATGATAATCAGTGAAAAACAAATAATGCAATTGATTCACTTTTCAAATGAATATCGTAGGGAATTACTTATTTCTAAGGAAATGAAAACCTTATCCATCCAAGGAGAGAGATCCTTGGATGACGTCTGTATGATTTTAGAGATAATTACTAACCAGCAATCAGAAGAACTAAAGGAATTCAAATGAAGTATATTAGTTTAGATGAAGAAGACTTTAATTGCCTCGTAAGAGGTGGAATTATCACAGTAGACAAAGACCTAAAGATATGTCTAAAAGACATAGGTTTTCATTGCATGGCTTTCGCAATAGAGAAAGCATCCAAAGGAATAGACATTCGAAAAGACCATAAAAGAACAAATCATGAATAGTCAAGTTGTAGGTTATATCCGAGTATCAACAAATACCCAAAACACAGCAAGGCAATTAGCGGACATTAAACTAGACAAGGAGTTTGTCGACAAAATGAGCGGATCATCCAAAGATAGACAAGGACTTGCCGATTGCATGGCTTATGTTAGACAAGGGGATGTTCTAGTCGTTGAAAGCATTGACAGACTAGCAAGAAATTTGCGTGACCTACAGGAAATAGTAGATTCTTTGATCACAAAAGGAGTCGAGGTTCGGTTTATCAAAGAAAATCTTTCCTTTACAGGAAAAAAGGATGCGTTTTCTACCCTTATGCTTAATATGATGGGGTCTTTTGCAGAGTTTGAACGGACAATGATAAAAGCCCGTCAACGCGAAGGGATAGATGCTGCAAAGAAAGCTGGTCGCACAGGAGGACGACCTTCAAAGGTCACAGATGCTTTAGTGTCCAAGGCCAAGGCAATGATCGAGGACGGGGAAAGCGTCAGAAAGACAGCAAGTGCCCTTAAAGTTTCTCGCATGACAATCTATAAAATACTTGGCCGTTATGCTAAAAAACCAGAATGGGAATTTAATAAGGACGAAGATGCTAAGCGACTGCTGTAAATCACGAGTTTGGATAATATGTGGCAATTTAAAGCTTTCCCCAAAAGACCATGCCGCATGGAACATAATGTCGCATGGACAAAAGCCATCTTATCTTTGTGATGACTGCAATAAAAAATGCAATTTGCTTAAAGAAAACAAATAGTGTAGCATCCACAAATTTTTAAGGCCATAAACATGCGATTTTATGATGTTGATGGACTTGAAATGGATGTTCAAGACCCAAACTTCTACATTGACGTAGACAAATACACTGATATAAAAGAGTCTATTGAAGAAATATTATCTTACACGACGCGCGTAGATTCCTCCGGAACAGGTAAGAGCGCCAACCCCTGATACGTTTGCAGATATATATACTGTGGCTCCTCCTGATAAGCTAAATCTTCTATAGGGTGCTGTTGCACCCAAAACCATAGAAACCCCAGATGGGAAGGTAATATTTTGAAAAGCCTCATCTGAAGGAGTTGCAGAAGTAGAGCTTATCCAACATGCTATATTTGATGTGCTCGTCGCAGCATTAAGCCAAACATTCGCGAAGACATCCCAATCCCCAGCGGTCAAGCTAATACTGGTCAAATCCTGTGTGACGCCTGTTGTGAAAGAAACTGCAGATCCATTTAAAATAGTGCTACTAATAAACTCACCAACAAATCCCGGTGCTGCATTGTTGTTAGTTGGAGTCCCTACTATTCCTTTTGTGGTTGGACTAAAGGTTACGCTGCCAAATGTTACATTGCTCGTTGTTGCTATGTCTTGAGGGGTGCTAAGGGTTACATTTCCAACACCTGGGGTCACAATTATTTGATTGGCAGTCCCTATGATGCTTCCAGAAACAACACCTCCTATTAAATCCGACAATTGTTGCACTGTTTCTTTGTAAGTCACGCCAGCCTGCACTACTGGAAATACGTCTGTTAAGGCTGGTATGGCTATTGATGGCAATGCACTAATTTTAATACCCATATTATTTCCTTATAATATATTGTGCTACTAATCCAATTTTAATGTTTCTTTTAGCATAAGTGCATGTTTAAGTCTGGCTTCCCAAAATTCTCTATTTTCTTTTTCAAGATTATGATCAAGGGCAATTCGTATTCTTTCTAATCGCCCTTCATTCCATTCCTTTAAGTCTCTTATAGCATCTAATACCGTGTCCGTCATTCTATTGCCCTATTTGTTAAAAATAGAGAGCTTCTCATATTTTACCTTACACGTCTTGCTGAAAGTGTTCCGCATTGCGTAGATGTGCCTGAAGTTATTGTTATCTGAGCCGATATATAGACGGTAGTCGTGCCACTTAGAGACAATCGAACTGTAGGAGCGCTCAAGGCCACAGCAGTATGTGTAACTACAATTCCATTTCTTAGTGATGCATCTGGCAAAGTTGCTGAGGTGGTGCTTATCCAGACATCAGCAGCTGCATTTAATCCGGTTGATGCAAGCCGTATATTGCCCCACACGTCCCAATCCCCCGCGGTCAAACTTATGCTGGTCAAATTTGTAGCAGTAGCGCTGCTTATTGATGTTGCCGATCCTGCGGCAACATTACTCGTCACAAACTCCCCAACCTTTCCGGCCGCTGCATTATCGTTCGTGGGAGTGCCTACAATACCTCCAGTCGTTGGGCTAAAGGTAATGGAAGAGGTTGTGAATGCTGGTAATGTAGTACCCCAGGCAGGCACTCCAGAGCTATTAGTAACTAATATAGAGCTATTAGCCGTCGGCAGTGCTGCCATTACATTCGCGCTAGATGCATAAAGAAGCGTATTGATAGCATTTGTTGCAGGATAGGTGCTAGTAGACCAAGCGGGAGTGGTGCTTGACCCAGACTGTAGCATCTGCCCTGCTGTGGCTGTTCCTGCTAATATGGCCAGGGCGCTTGCTGTGCTATAGACAATTCCACCATTGCTTGCTGTTAGGCTTGCGGCTGTTCCTCCGCGCGTAAGGCCAAGCTGCCCTGTCCATCCCGCTGTAATGCTTGATGCATTTAATAAAGCAGTTGTAGGGCTTCCTCCTAATGTCAAAGTCACATTGGTATCATCAGCTTTAGTCAGTGCCGCGCCTGTAATATCAGAACCACTTATTGTTGCCCAGGCAGGTGGTTGGGAAGCAGCCCCCGTTCCTGTTTGAGAGAGATATTGCTTTCCAGTGGTTATGTTTCCCGTCAGTTTAGACAATGTATTTGCGGCACTTGCATAGAGCGTATCGCCTGTGGCGTAAGTAGATTGCGCAGTTCCTCCACGAGTTGCTGCTAATGTTCCCGTCCAGCCAGCCGTGATGCTAGCAGCCCTTAAAAGGGCGGTGCTTGGTGTGCCACCAAGAGTTAAAGTTACGTTTGTATCGTCGACCTTGGTAAGAGCGGCACCTGTTATGTCTCCACCTGATATAGTGGTCCATACGGGAGCAGCGCTGACCGCACCTGTACCTGTTTGGGCTAGATATTGGATGTTTGAGGTTATATTTCCAGACAACTTTGCAAGTGTATTAACTCCTGATCCATATAGCGTATCACCAAGGACATAAGTCCCAATTCCTGTACCACCGCGAGTTGGAGAGAGCGTTCCCGTCCAGCCTAGTGTTAAGGAGGTTGCTTGAAGCAATGCTGTTGCAGGCGTGCCACCCAGTGTTAAAGTAACGTTGGTATCATCGGTCTTTGTGAGTGCCGCGGGCACTACTAAGTCTATGGTTTGCCAACTAGGCAAGGCTCCTGGTCCATTAGATATCAGAGCTTGGTTTAAGGTTCCCGTTCCTACTACGTTCTGAAAAGCACCTGTTGCACTCGTGCCTGCGCAAATTAATGAATAGGCCGTAAAAGTGGAATTGCCTGTTCCCCCTCGAGGGACTGCAAGCTGTCCAGTCCATCCCAGGGTCATGGAGGTTGCATTTAGAAGGGCGGTCGTTGGGCTGCCACCTAGTGTCATTGTGACGTTAGTATCATTTACCTCTGTCAATGCCTGACCATTGGCCTGAAACAGGCTTAAGAGCTGGGCGTTAGACTCTTGCTTTGTTACGGGTCCCGGCAATTGGTCCACGGGAAAAACGTCCGTCAATTGTGCGGTAACTACTGCTGGCAATGCATCTATAAACGTCCCTGCCATATTAATCCTTTAATGGTGTATAAAAATCCGTTGTGACAACTGTGTCAAAATATCAAGGTTTGTGTGGGTTATAAGAAAGAATTGCTCAGGGGCTGCACTTCCTCCTGCATAATCTATAATAATTAATAAACCACCGTATGCACCCTGCATCTTAAGTCCTTTTAAAAATGGGGAGGGTATTTGACCCTCCCTTGTATTCTACTAACCGTAAGAACCTGCTGACAGTTGAGCAGAGATTTTATTGCCACTTGGAAGTACTAATACTAGATAGCTTGTTTGCTTACCCGTATCAAGTAGGCTCAATACGCAACCTCCTGTAGCACTAGACATACAACTTATTTGCGTTGTTACGGCTGTACCATTTGCAAGGCTCAAGCCACCAGATGCAACAGAAAAACCAGTTGAAGCAGCAGATGCAAGTGTAAGACCGTCGGCAGCAGAAGAGGCGTAGACCCTAAAGGCAACACTCCTGGCAATATTAGTACCTGCACCATCCTTAAGCTGTACGGTAACTGTTGCAGTATTGGCGGCACCTGCGGCTGCTGTAATAGTACAGCTACCTGGGTCTACCAAAGGAACAGGGGTAGCACCTGTGCTTATATTGGTTATAGTGGCTGTGGCTCCTGTGCCTGTGTCAAGCAAGAAGTTGGCAGTGGCAGCCCCTGCATTAGGAACAGTAACCACCTGGGCTTGGCCTTGGGTAGTTGCATTGCTTATTGTTGTGCCGAAGTTGCCGCTTCCGTTGACGGCGCCCTGAATGGCTATAAAGCCGCTTGTGGCTGTTGTTGGGAATGCTTTAACAAGGCCTACAAACCCACCAGTTGACACACCACTTGAGATAGCTCCCGCTGTGGCTGTAATAGTAGTACCTGCGGTCATGCTGGTAGTTGCCGCCATGCTAGTACCGGAAGTAACGGTTGTAGTAGAAGACAGTGCGCCTGTTACCGCTAGAGGTTGTCCAATAGTAGTATTAGTGCTTGCAGCTTTTAGGTTGCCTGAAGTATCGCTGAATACTGCCAATGCATTAGCAGTTGATGCGGGACCTGAAAAGGTAACCCCCCCTGCGGATGGATCGGCATTAAATACCATTGCATCAATGCCTAAGCGTTGTGGCAATGGCTCTACTAAGGTGTAGAAGTTGCCAGCGCTTACAGAGCCCGCACCAACTGCAACGTAGAACCCTGCTTTTAGCTGTTCAATAGATTGCATGTCTTCTGAGCGGGTCAATACAACCGTACTTGCAATGCTTGTTACTACATAGATGCCTTGTTCATAGGTATTGGTTTGGGTCTGTAGTAATATCCTGTCACCAACTGCCGCCACGACACTATCAACCGTTAATGATGAGGCTGCAATTGTAAGTGTTGCACCAACACCATTGTTAGCAGGACCATTGTAATAAGTTCCAGCAATGTTTGATGTAGATGCTAACCTCACAGGTGTTAGCCATGGGGAAATCACGGTTTGTGAAAACGTTGTAGTCATTTTAAAGTCCTTTTCTATTGTTAAATTTGAAGTTTATTAACTTCCCCACACTATGCTTGTTGCAGTAGTTCCAGCTGTATTTACTTGGATTGAATAAATTGGATGCCATACCCCTGCGGCTAATCCTACTAAAGATTGATCGGTTCCATCCCATTTTCTATAGGATATGGTTCCTGTGACTCCTACGTATAGCCAACGTGCGAATTCTACTGAACCATTTGCACCATAGAGGGTATCCAGAGTTACGGTGCCTGTGCGTGCTACACCTGCCATAACTCGCGTTGGTCCCGTGTAGGCATTTGGGTCTAAAGCTGGAACTTGTACTAATTGAACTGCCATTTATGGCTCCTATTTCTACAGTTTTATAAACACATTAAAGAAGCTCGTGGGCTGCATTATGCTAAAAGACGCGCCGCTCCCTTGGGTTGCAACGGTCACAGGATTATTTGATACTATCCCGCCAATATTTGGTACAAGCGCTTGAGCACCCGCTCCTGCTTGGACGTTTGTCAATGTCAGTGCAACGAATGATAGTGGGTGGTTATGGCTTACCAGTCCGCTACTTGTTTCAGATCCATCAGTAGAGCCTAATGGCCTTGCGGTAAGCCCTGCGCCATTTCCGGCAGCGGCGAGCGCGCGCCCTAATGAAGATGGCAATGTTAAGGTTTTGTTAGCTAGAAAGTCTGTAATGGCATCTGCCATTGTAGTCCCGCCACCGCTTCTTCCGCCGGATACAGGGGCGTACGTGTTGCTTACGCATGTATAAATCGTTGAATAAAGCTGGAAGGTGTCTTTGTTGGCGCGACCCGTGGCACCCGATCCCACATTACCAATAGATGTATCGTTCATGGCCACCCAACCCCTTGGAGGGTTAGGCGTAAGGCTTACTCTAATATCACCCGTTCTTGCAGTGGTTGTGATTGAGTATATTTCGTCGTATTCATCAAATTCTTTGCTATTGGTGATAGTTCCTAAATAAAGCTTGGGCTTTATGAACCATATCTCGGAGGTCTGATCTAGGGGCATTCCAAGCTGTATGTACAAGGCATCGTCATCAGTTTGAGAACCTACAGCACCTAGTGTTCCACCAGCAACGGTGGGGATTGTTAATGAAATGGTATATTCAGTCCACGTGGTTGTGAGACTTATTGTTCCTACTTGTTGATGGACTTCAGCACTTGCAACAGCCGTATTTGAACCAAAGTATTGGCGAACAAATACTTGCAGGGTTTTTGCCGTTGCGGCAACCTTTGCCCAAACTTTAAATGTCATTAATTGGTTCGAAAGGTTCTTTACCTTTTGGGTTATCGGAAATTGAAATGCCTTGAAAGTCTCACCAGTAGCGGCTCCTGAACATGTGTATTTAACATATTCAACGGGGGTCACATCCGATGAACCCATGGCAGGATCGGCAAGCGCAAAGGTAACAAATGTTATAGAATCTGTACCTGGGGTTCCCGCAGCATTTTTAACAAATCGTATATCACTACCCACTGCCCCCCATGTGCCAATAACAGGTGTTACTGCTGTGGGGGAAGGCGTAAATCCCTTATGGTTGGAGGGTGCGATAACAAGGTTTGTGCCCGGGTTGGTGGTGTCATCTATATGATCAATAAACTGGTTGTTGGTGATGTAGTTTATAAGAGGAAGGAACGTTGTTGTATCCCCACCTCCACCACTTCCTCCTTGGCCTGAAAAGTTGTTCATGTCCCAAAGAAGATTGCCTTCAGCGTCATTTACAAATATGTAATATAGCTCATCAGGCTGGGCATCATCAAATTCCCAAAATATAGGCCCCGGGGCAACACCGTTTAGCCCAAAGATTATTGGGTTTGTCCAGGGGACGTTACCGGCGGCATCTTGATATGTTAGCTTGTCTTCATCATGGTTTAAGGCGCGTCTTGTATATAACTTTGCACCACCCGCAGAAGTCCCTGCTTGGTTTACGATATACCAGAATGGTTCTGGGGCTATGCTGAATGTTGATGCCATGTATCACGAGTCCTTGTGATGTTTCAATTATTTTATACTACTTTTACTTTGATTTCTTTATCATCTTATTTACAAGATTGGTTCTGGTCTTCTCTGAGCTTAATTTTTTACCAACATAAGGCGCGCCTATTAATTTTGCAGCCAATTTTGCAGGAGACTTAGATATCAAAGGCAGTAAGTCCATGGCCATTTGGCCTGTTTCTGGATTATGCATCAAGTTTAGTCCCTTGGTGTTCATTCCAACAAGTTTTACATAATCTCTTAATGCATTTCTCATTTTTGGATCGGGAAACAAGGCTTCAAATTGCTTGTTTCCTAATGCATTTTTGCTTAATAGCGTCTTAAGCTTCATGGGGTTAAGAACATTGTTTTCGTCCATTGCCCTTTGTAGATATGTATATCCTAATAAATTCCTGTCTTCCAGGGGAAGTTTTTGGTTAAGCTTATTAATTAGGTTTGCTCGGTCTGTGGACTTTCCGGTTTTTATAAATGATGATACTAGTGTTTCAGGATCGGCATTTCCATTAATAAACTTATAGATTTGTTTATCAAGGAATGGGGAGAATTTCTTAGCATAATGTTCTTCTGATTGCTTATACTTCCCTTTTAGCCCTTCATGGCCTGATTTTTCAATAGAATTTTGTATATCTGTTTTAAGGGTTCTTGAAAGTCCGCCAAATACCTTGGCTAGGTGTCTATCAGACGGGCTTGGAGAGGATCCATGTTGCCTGGACAGTTCGTTTAATTTTCCTTTAAGCAAATTTGCTTCTTCAAGAGTTGGGTATGTATGCATTGTCTCATTTAGTATGGGATTTCCAAATTCATCTATAATTTTGCCTGTTTTTGTTTCTGTTTTTACAGGGGTTTCATATCTACCAATTTTATGCATTAGTTTTTGCATTTCTGGTTCATATTTTAAAATATTTGTTTCTTCTATAGCATTTTTATATTTAGATGCTTCTTTGGCAAAGTTTGGCAAATCTAATTTGAGTTTGATTTTATTTGCAATATCATTTACTTCTTTATATCCAGCATTTTTATCAAACTGATGAGTTTCATAGGATTCTTTAAGGGCATCATTTAAATATTGGTCAAGATTTGTAATGTCTCTACCGCCTCCAATCTCATCTATGATGTTATGACCTCTATTAATGATATTTCCTGCATTGCGTTGCATGGATTCTGTAACGCCTGCAAATGGAACTTTGGCAACAACATTTTCATACATGCGTTTAAGCCAAGGGGAACCAATAACGTCCCCTAATCCTGTTTCAGTTCCTTGGGTGATACGCAGATTCTCTGCTAGTTCTTCTGGTGTTAAATTGCCCCTGAAAGCATTTGAAGGAGGTATTTTTTTAACAAACCTACCAATACCCATTCCCAGTTTACCTAGAGCGTTCACTGCGGGAACTACTTGAGGCCATTGCCTTGTAAGTGCTTCACCTGGGTATTTTGGTTGGTCAAAGCCTTTTTCAATAAGCCCTTGAGCACTTGGAAACATTTTTTGTAATAACTGATTAGAACCTCTTGGAGCAAGATGCAATCTGTCTTCAAAGTATTTATTTAATGCGACTGGCAATTGATAAAGGGAATTTGCAAATTCTAACCCTCCCGCTGCTGCTTGTCCTAATCGATGTCCGGCATTTTTATTTTTATGAATTAAATCCATGGCTGCCGGAACTTCTGTTTTTGCCTTCTCGTAGTATCCAGGAAGCTTACCAAAGAATTCGTTGGCCTTTGTTCCAACATCTTCTGCAATACGTGGCAATGCCATCATTAAAGATGTGCTAAGACCTTCTTTAGGTTCTTCATCAAGCAATAGGTTTCTAGGTTGCCTAGGCGCATATTGAGGAGTCGTATCATCGGAAAGTAAATTTCTAGGCATGATATTTACCCTTAGCTTTTAATCTTTTGATTACTTCTGCTTCGGTTATACCCAGCTCTTTTGCTGTATATTTAATGTCATCGTGGTTTGGGTAGCCCTCTATATCTTTTTCAACTCTTGCTCTTATGGCTTCCCCGTCAACTTGCTTGTCTGCTCTTTGTAAAGCCTCCCCTTTGCTAGCCCCTTCATCTTTCATTATTTTACTAGCTATGCTTGCCCTTTGCTTTGTCATTTCATTAAAGGCAACAATGGAGGGGTATTTACCAATGATTACCCCAATCGTGTCATTCGGGCTTATCTTCATATCATTGGCAAGTGTTACCTCTTTGTCTAATATTCTACCGCCAAAACTCTTAATTGTTTCCGCTACTGCCTTCATCGCTGTTGTTTGAAAATCACCAATTAGTTTTTGCTCTTCACGAGTACCGTTAGTTGCTTTCATTCCTAATTGCAGCTTCTGGAACCAGGGAAATTTTCTCATATTTTGGAACATCGGGTTTTTTATTATTTCCCCCAAATGCTTTACGGGTGCTTCTGATGCAATGGCCTGCTCAATCTGATTATCAAGTTCCGATCGTTGTTTTGCCCTAATCTTGCCCATTTCCTTTTCTTCTTCGAATCTTCCCTGGTATTTCCCTCCCTTTGTTTCATAAGCCCCTTCTTTAATAGGTGCCTTGTTTCCTGTATTTACAGTCATTTTAATTGGTTTGGAAGGAGGATTCCCTGCATCGTTTTGAGCTTGCAAAGAAGCGGCTTCTTCTGGTGTCACAGGCGTGGGAATAGAATCCCCATTTTCATCAACCGGATTGCCATTATCATCAACATACGAACCTACTTGTGCTATACTTTGTTGTGCCTGTTGTGGAACAGCCTGTCTTTGTGGCATAGGATTTACAATTGCATTTCTTGACATCCCTTGCTGTGTTGGTTGTGGTGTACCCATGCCAAATAAGTTTTTAAGATGGTTTATGGCAGACGGTATAAACCCCGTTGAATTAGTTTGGTTTTGTGGTTGTCCAGGCATTAGACTTAAGAAGTTTCCTCCCGTTCCTTGACCAGTTCCTGCGCCATGAACTATGCGGGCAATCTCGGATTTTTGTTCTTCTGTCATGTTTCCCATGAACATTGGGTCTTGCATGGCCTTTGCTAGAAACTGTGGCCCCATAAGGTTTGCATAGGCAAGTTTTGAGGCGGCTTCTGCCATTAGTGTTTGGGGTCCATAATTTGCCTTGGCCTCATTATACCTTCTCTGTGCCATAAGGTTTTTAAGTGCATTCCCTCTGGAGGCACCACTTACAAAATCTTCAAATTCACCTGGTAATGGTAATGGCATTTCAATCCCTTAAAAAAACATGTTAAAAAGACCGCCCCACATATTGCTTTTGTCATGCTGGCGACCTTTTTCAGCACCGAAGGCAGCATTACCCATGCGCTCACCCATATTGTTATAAAGGTTGGTCAATGAATTGGCGGCATTCTGCCCCATGTTCATCAGGTTTTGTTGCCCGGCACCATATTGGCTATTTATTCCTAATACATTTTGTAACCAGGAATTCATATCCCCTGATGATATGTTGTTGGCATTTTGTTGTAATTGTTGCGCCATGGCGGAACTGCCAGTAAGTCCATTGGCTGATGCAAAATTGTTCCCGGCGTTTATGTTTTGGTTTTGTAGATTGTGCGCATATGGACTTTCACTATAACCGCCCATTAGGTTGTTTATAAATTGACTTGGGTCTTTTTGTCCCTGAAGCCAATTTTGATAATCAGGGATTGCTCCTGCGCCTGCATTAAAGAAAGGCGCGTTTACTTGGGCGCCCTTGTTTGTCCAGTCTTGATATTGTTGGGCTGCCTTATCGTAGGGCTTTCCAGAATTTCCAAACATTCCGTTTAAAAACTGGCCTGCACCGCCCCAAAAACCACCGCCTCCAAAATCCATATCTCACTCCTTGAGATTAATAATTCATTCTATACGATAACGTTCCACTGGCCAACGTCTGCCGTGACTTTCCAAACCTGTAATTGTGCCGTACGAGGCAACCCAGGGAGGCTCGTATTAAACACATAAATCATTTGCCCTTCTACAGGGGCTTGTATTGCATCTCGTTGCTCTTGGGTCAAGATAGGCACAAATATCCCATGCAATGATAAGTATTCGCGCAATGACTCTACAAAACTAGCCATGAAATCAGACCAAACATTGCTTAAATATACCCCGTCCTTTACCAATGGGTCATATGTTGGAAAGTTGTCTAAGTCTCTGGCCATAAGCTACTCCGGCAATACTTCAAAAGCCCACGCAGCCCCCAATACAACAAAGGGATAGTCGGCGTAAAACTCTACTTTTGGAACATATCCTTGGCCTCTCGGGGTAGTACCTAATTTACGCCAAACTGTACGGTAGGTGCGTTCTCCTAACTTTCCCATAAGTCCTTGTTGTTGAAAGCCATAGGTTTGGCCTCCGTCTTTGGAATAAGAAAGGTAAACAACAGGCTGGCTCCCGCCTATTAATGTGCCCTGATCAAGTATGAGATCAATATCGGTTTCTGTAGTAATTGCTTGGCTATCCTCAGTATCTAGGGTCACATCAACGCGCCTAAGTATGTCCTTTTGTCCTTGAAGAAGATCTAATTGCCACCTGTCAATTCGCAAACGATTATAGCCACCAGGTGTCATTTGCTTGCCTATACGCATGCGCCTAATATGCTCGCCATCATTGGTTGATACCTCATCATCTACCATGTAAAACTTTTTCTGGTTGTAATCGGCATAATAATTGACCCCATCAAAGTAGGCATGGGTTTGTGCGGGATGCCTATCGCCATTAAGTACTTCTTCTTCATGCCATAGTGGAGATTCTGACGTACTCATAGTGACGTTTAATACAAAGGTATGGTTTGCAAGAGTAAAGTTTAATCGATAGAAAATAAGGCCATTTTCTTTGATTAAGACACTTCTGGCGTCACGAACCCCTGTTAATGGGTCAGCGGCATATTGTGCTAGTTGGAAGTCAAGGGCTCGATTGCTTAATAGCGTTGACTCGGAACCTGCTACCCCCATGACTCCAGCAAGGCCATCTTTGTCTTGCGCCAAGAAGAACATTCGATCAAAACCTACAATAATGCTTCCAATTGCAGGCGTCCCTACTTCCATAAGCAATGAATTGTTGCGCCTTATGGGAAGGTTTGTTCCGGCACCTGCATTTTCCCACACTTCTGTATAGTTCTCGGAAAACAGGAATATGCGCCTGTGCAGAGTGCGACACCCCACAATGTTCCCGGGATGGGATGAAATAGTTCCTAATTGCAATTGACCGTTGTTTGTGACGAATATCGGAGCGGTTCCCGCGGTTGCAAAAGTAATGGGTGTACCGCCAACCGTGGTCGAAATCCTAATTATGTTAGGTGCGGTAATCCCAACCACGTAATATGTGACGCCTTTGGAGATTGCAGGGGTTCCTACGGGCAATGTTCCCGCGCCATTGAATTGTACAGGTGTTCCTATTTGATAATTTAGTACCGTTCCTGTGGTCAATACCAAGTCAGGGGATGCCCCACTTGTTGCAACAAATGCGTTTCCTGTTCCTGTTGTGAAGTCTGGGCCCCAAACAAGCCCCTGGTTAAACATGGACATTTGAAACTGGTTTGTGCCACCGTGTGCTACTATGAAAAACCCATCAATGAAGCAAACATCAATTGGGTTGTCTGGGAATGAGGTGTCAGTAATTTCTAAGAATGCAGGAGTTACAACCGTTTGGGTGTCATAAATAAACCCTTTTTCACCATCTACAAAAATTACCTGGAAGGTGTTGGCGTCAATGCCCACATAGCCTGTGGTGGTGGACAAGTCCCCAATGTGCGCCGCACTAAGAAAACCCGTAGAGCCTGTTATCTTATAAACAGCCGCGCCATATACTTGATAAATGGCATCTTTAAATACGAATGTGGCGCGACTTCCCCCTGTGCCAAATTGTAAATCCAGTTCAATATTAACAAGCCCTGCGGTAGACAATAAGCACTTGGGCTTTTTTCCTTCCGGGTCTATGTACTCAAATAGGTTTACTGTACGCTGCGCACTTAATGGAAGCACACGCTGGTTGTCGTAGCTTCCAACAAAATCATAATCTTCGGCTTTAGTCGCCATATTAATACGCCAAAATGTTTTGCCAGTAGAACGGTTCTGGTCTTGATAGGATTGCCGTTGGCCGGATGGTCAAATCTGTTTCGTTTACGCCCTTTATAGAGTTGTAATAATCCTGATAAGCTTGCTCTGAGGTTTCAGGCCAATTTGCGGATGGATAATAACTTAAAAACTTTCGTGCAAGGCTATATTTCAAAAACCCATAATAAAATGGCGGCAGCCTGTCCAATGGTTGGTTTGCAACCATGCTGCTGACCATTAGCTTCGCACCCAATAGACAAGGATATGGCTGATCGGGTTGCGGGTATAATGTGACAGTTGTGTACTCTGGCTGCTTGTCTAAGAATATAAAGCCTGGCCGTGTTTGTAGTGGCAAAAGGCGCGTCACATTGTAATACTGGGATTTTGTTATGATTTGAAGAGGATAAATTATGCCCTGCCCTGCACTCGGTACTGTGTAATTTGCAAACGATAAATCTACAATTTCGCTATATGGCACGTCTACCGGAAGTATCATGTCACTTACCGTATAGGTGGCTTGACCTGTTACCATGTTAAACGATACTTCGGTAAGATACGGGATGTATATGCTGTCTAATGCAAATTGCGCCAGTAGTTCATTCGTAAGTTCGAGTCCAGATGACAGCATAAATGAATCGGCTGGTTCTCCTACGCCAAGCTCCCCAATAAGGTACAAGGAGTTTATAATTAACTCGTTTAAAGTTCTTACAATTTGAACCATGGCGGCCTCCTCATGTTTAAAAAAACCAAAAAAACGTACATGACACCATGTTCATGTACGTTTAATCGACTTATTTTAACGGGAACGCATCATCCATGCCTTTACAAAGCTTGCGACCAAACTCTTGAGCACCTTCGCCATCGTTGCTCATGTAGGCATCGAAATGCTTCATTTCAGCTGGGGCACCTGGGCGATTGCCCATCTTGCTCTTCATCTTGGATTGCTCTGCCTTTACGAAAGCATTGTTGCTTTGCACCATAGAATTGTCTTTCATTTTCTTCTCCCATTTTGTTTAGGCGCGGCCTTTGGTTCATTTAGAACTTCAGCCTCTACCTTTTCCCTGTACTTTTGTGCCTTTGAAGGACAATCAAACCAAACGCCTGTATTCATTAGGCGTTCGGCTTCATGTTCTTCGACTACCCTCATTGGCTCTATTGGACTATGTACGCAAGTAAGCATAATTCTGGCCTCTAAGAGAGTACACGTACAGCGTATTGTTGGTGCCATTTAAAGCCACATAGTAAGTCTATACGCATGTAGTTCTGATAGCCTAAGATGTCACCTGTTTGGGTAACAGCCAAAGACAATCCAGTTTCTGGATCTACAGCAACAGAGGCGTAAGGAACTTGTAGCTTGTACAATGGAGGACACACAATGTCTAACCCGCGGCTTGGGTATGCTACGTTTACATTGTGAGTACCAACCATGGTAACAGGCGCATTGTTAGGAACTGCATTGCTAACGTTACGGTTGGGGTTCAAAGTATCTGAAATAATTGTTGGGCTTACAGATACAGTGATATTTCCGCCACCATCTGAGCTTGCATTGGCTGTGACTACAAACTGCATGTCTTGTCCTGTTGAGGCACGTCCTACAGGGTTAACAGATTCAACACCTGCAATTGAGATAACATCCCCAACCACAAAGTAGTCAGTAATGGATATAGTTGCACCATCCATAATGATTGTGTTGCCCGAAGAAACTGCACCATTTACAAGCAATGGGTCACTGCTATGAAGGCGAGGTCCTGCTCCCGCAATATGGTGCTTGATGTTCTGAGACTGGAAAATGTCAAAGTAGGACAAGTGTCCAATTGCGCTTGAACGTACGATGTCTTCGTTAAACACAGGGGTAAAGTTGTTCAGGAGCGCGCCCTTTAAGCTTGAACCATCACGAACAGTCATGGCCATGTAAGCGTCACTTGCGATGTTTACGCCTTGTTCTAAGAGCTTGGCACCAGCGGTATCAACTGTAGTAAATGAGTTGATGCTTACACCTGCAGTACCTGTGAAGAAGTTAAGTTCCTGCTCTGCCGCACTAGCAATGTCCTTTTCCATCTGGGTAATTACTTCCTGGATGGCAGGGGCAATGAATAGGCGTGAGAAGTCCTCAATTCTTAATGTCAAATCTTGGATTGTGTATGCAATCAGCGCGTGATATTGATGCGCAATGACGATAGTTTCTACAGTCTCTATAATTGATTGTGGTGTTGCAACGCTACCATCTCCAACGATGAAATGGTTTTGTCGTCTAACTTGTAATGTATCACCTATTTTGTACCCAGAGGACACGAAGTCATCTTGGTAAATACGCGATGCGGTCATTACAAAAGGTGCGTTGTTGGCAAACATTGCCAGTGCAGTATTACTGACAAGGTCAGTAGTAATAAATTGATTAGCCATTGCTTAAGTCTCCACTTATTCCTTTAAATGGCACTTAGGCGTGATCGGGGTTTAGGGTCTAATCCATAGTCCCCGGCTCACTTCCATGTGCCAGCCTTCATCCTCGCCCTGATAACAGAGGGAGGTGTTTTGTCCGTAACGGCATTTGAAGAATGAGCAGGATTTTGCTTTATGGAGCCTAAGGGAGATGATTTCGTGGCGTTTGACTGCTTTCCATCGTTCCCGCTTCTTAGAGCAAAAGACAGCTTGTTTACCTCGCGTGCCTGGTCTAGGGGATGGAGTTTAGATATACGTTCGAGTTCTTTGCGGTTTTTGCCGAGTTTATAAGCTACATCAGCCGGATTTTCAACGAGCAACAAAGCGTCGCGTACATGTGGCGTAAATGGCACATCCTCTTGCCGTACCACATCGTCAAAATCATCGTAATGTTCAGATGCCCGATCAAACTCATCATTTAAGCGTTGATACTGCTTATGTACATGGGCTTGTCGTTCAGCGTCACGCGCTTGTTTTTCCTGTTGGTCTTTGGCACCAAGCGCTATACGTACTGCATGATGTATCTTCTCTTCTTCCGTCATACTGGGCGCGCTAGGCTGGCCAGGAGAGTTGTAAGAGTTGCTTTGATAGTTGGTTTGTTGAGGATTGGCGCTATCACTTCCAAATTGTGATTGCATGTGCATAAGTTGCTCCTGCATTTGGCGCATCTCCCTTGCATGCTTTTTGGCCTGGGCGTGTATCCTTTTCTGGATAGACCTTGTGGGGCTATCATCTTCTCCACTTCCCTGTTCATCGTCATCAATTCCTTGCTGCTCGACATCACCTGGGCCCACACCGCCATTCTCAACATCTTCGCTATCACCGCTATTGTTTTCGGCTAAAACGTTTTCGTCTTCGTCCATAATTTCAACTACTCCATGTCGACATCCTTTGATGTCTCAGTCATTCGGTTGACCTTGACCCTAGGCGCTACGGCGGCCTGAAACCCTGAGCGCGTCCTGCGCCCGATATTCATAGTATAACGCCACTAAATATTAATTATTACGCTACATGTAGTGGTTTTAATCTTTCTTTGTCTCTTTGTGTTGTGGGCTGGAATGCTTATGAAGGTCTGCAAGTATCTTAGCGAGATCGGTTGCAAACCCGGTTTCGTGCTTGTGACGGTCTAACCCATGAACAAGCTTCGTCTTCTGAATGTCTGCCTGATGGTTGTAGACATCCATTTGGCTATCCAGCTGTAGCTTCTGGGCTTTAAGCATTAAGTCAGCCTCTTCAAGCTTCATTTTTTGCTTATCAAGCTCAAGCTTTTCCATTTTGTTCTTGATTTCAGCCATCTTTTCTTGTACTTCCATTTGCATAAGCTGTTGCTGTCCTTGCATCATCTGTTCTTCTGGGCTCGGCGGCTTAGGCGGCAACTGCTTGCCCTCTTCCTGTGCTATTATCTCAGGTGGAACAAGGTTTTTAAGCCTTCCCTTGACCTGTTCGCGCTGTTGAATGTCTAGGTTCTCTGCCCATATGTCGGCAATCAGGTTAAATACCTGGGGATTTGCCGCAACTGTTGTCTGGAAGTATTCAAGGGCTATGTCTTTTTGAACGGCGAATGATGGGCCTGTATCAATCTCAACATCATAGTCTTCATTATCAAGCTGGTTTTCGCGTATAGGATCCCCATTTTCGGTTTGCCCTACAATCTTGTTCAAAGTAATAGGCTCTGTACGCCCGTCCTTCTTTGATACAATCATATGTCGCTCTTCTTGTCCTGCTATTACGGGAAGCAAATCGAGGACTACACGCCCTGATTGCTCTATGGCCTGGTTTAGGTTGTCAAACCATACATAACATGACATGGAGCCCTCAAGCTTTCTCTCGCGACGCGCCTTCCCAGACATATCATGCCCTTGTAGCGCCTCGTTCTCACTAAAGCCTAATATTTCTCTGATGTCCTGTGAACCTCGTTGATATTGCTGCAAGAGGGTCTGTGATAGCTCCCATGGGGCTTGCTTTTGGGGCATCATGCCAGTTTTTGGGTCTGGGTTTGATACGAGTGCCCCGATTTGCAGTTCAGGATTGCGCCACATCTGCTCAAAGCCCTTGATGTTGTCTGGCGTTACTATCCACTGCTCGCGCCTTCTGTTCTTGATTTCAGCGGCAATCTCGCTGCCTACATAGTTTATAAACTTTTGTGCATCTTTTGCCTCATGGATGAATGAGCGCGTATACTGCTGGCCATTGATAAAGTTAGAGTCACCATCTACGAATATCATTGGCAAGAACTTAGATGGCCATTCTGTAAATTTTATAATTTGGTTTTGTGTGAGCACGTATTGTCGTATCTTATAGTCCTTGCTCATTCTTTCCCCGACAATGCGGGGGATGTCTTTGCGTATTATGTCGCCCACTACTGCACTTGATGCGGCCAGTTCTTCGTTCATCTTGATTTCTGGCTGCATGTCCTCCCATTCTTCTTCTGTAACGCTTCTTCCATCGGATAGCAAAAACAGCTTTACGGGGAACCATTCTTTGCGTGAGTACTTACAAACAATGATGGTGTCTCGTGTTTCCCATTGGAAGTCTAAAAGGCTACGGGGATCGGAATAAGAAACTGGGTTTAATACATGAGGGTATGTCGCATAGAACTCTTCTTTGGTATAGAGGTATTGCCTGGCGCAGAAATTACCATCGCCTTTGTGTGGCTTTAAAGCGCATGGGTCAAATGAGGTGCGTATAACGTCAGGGATAAGCTCATAGCGTATGACTTGGTTAAAAGACTTCGGGGACTCGTAATCGAGCACTATCTCAAAAGCCCCATAGCCCATCATTAATGCTTGTTTAAATGCTGTTTGGTATACGAGGTCGTTCTGGGATTGATAGCTAATTGTGCGTACCAAATCAGCGCGTAGGTCGATTTGTGCCTGAGTGGCTTTGCCAGTCAATGAGCGCACCATCAAATCAGGCTTGTTCTTGCGTTGCTCTCCCACTACCTTCTTGGTGGTGTCGTAAAGCTTGTTAAAGGTCATTGCAGGTTTGAATGTTCGGCTGAACTCTGAGCGCTCAACTGCTGACCACTGATCACGTATGACAAAGTTCATGTCGTCCTTGCCGCGGACTGTGTTTTCTCCGAAGTATCCATCCCATAAGACCATGTCTTCACGGGCTTTCTTTAAAACTTCAGCCTCGTCAATTCCTGCCGCTGCTAACTCTGCAAGAAGCTCTTCATTGATGGATTCAAGATCATCAATTTCCATTTGCTCTGCAATGATTTCCATTTGCTATTTTCCCCATCCTGGGTTTGTATGGATTTAAGGGCGCATTATACGCCCTTTTTACTAAGCTGCTTCTTCTACCAATTCAGCTTCAACAACACAAGGTGTTGCCAATGAAAAGAGTTCCCAGTCATTTGCTGTTAAGTCCTCCACGCTGAATATGTAATTTCCGGCATTTGGTGTCGGGCTTAATACAATCTTCCAAACATGGCTCATTCCAGGCATTAGGCGGATATATCCATCTTGTGGGTTCCATCCTGTGCGGTATAGTTCTGCGCCTGATTTTAGCTGCTCTATTGCTTCTTGTAACTGCATTTATCGCTCCTTGTGGTTTATAGTTCTTCTAAGGCTTGTATTACTTCTTTGTAAAATATATCAGCTGATTCTTTGTCATCATAATTGAAATGGTGAGCAACTCCACCCGTACCAATCTTAATTAATACGCGCCCTCCTGCCGCATCTTCTAGTTTTATCCAGTCAATGCGGTTAGCGGGAATTGCAAAATAACTGTCTTTCTCGCCTGTGATTAACCTCATGGAAGCACAGTCAATTGGCATGAACCATCGGTAAACACGGCTTTGTACCATTGGTGTCCATTAGATGCCACTGCCGCTATGAAGTCAGTATCTAGTAGGCTTATGTTCTGGGTGTGCAAATAGTTGTCCAGGTATCCTGCTGCTGTAATCTCTGATAGTGTGTTGTTTGGGCAGTATAGACGACACATGCGCGGGATGATTGCATTGGCCTCACCTGCAAAGTTTACGACAAGTGTTATTTCTGATTGGGTTGACATGGTTGTTCTCCGTTTAATTTAGGGGGTTTTTCTATCGTTCCATCTTCTTCTCGGTGACATATTAATTCAAACACATAAGCAGAAATATTTTTAGGATTAGGTGCTTTTGAAGCAACCTCATAAATATCTCCTTCATCAACACCCTGATCGTCTCTAATGATAATGCTTGAAACTAGTATCGCATCAATTGGCATATCCCTAGATACTAGTTTAGCTATAGCCTTAAAAATCATTTGCGCTAAGTGGCTCCTAAAATATCCTTCCTCCAGGCGCGTCACAACCATGATCGCATCTGTATCATCAAGCATAATTGAACCAACAATTGCCAATTCTAAATCTGTTGTATCTCTCATTAACACATCCTAATTTTTGTTCAAAATAAACGCATAACGGGGTTCATGTAATCAATAGGCGTCTTATCTCCCATCTTGTCCATGGCTATACGATCACTCGCAATTTCCAAGCAACCATAGCCCAAAGCGTCCATAGGATGACTGGCCATATTTTTATTCGGTTTGTCTTTATAACGCTCCTCACCCGATACAGCCACTCGCGCATACACATAGTCTTTAACAAATCCTTTAAACAGTGTTGGGCAATTGCGCCTATCCAATACAAACCCAGGCTTGCCATCAACAAACTTATTTAAGAAGTATCTTACAGACCCAAGGCGTGGGTCAATATCGTTCGTTCTTGCGCCACGGGTTTGTATGCCCAGCGATGATAGCTCCCCTATGCAAGACATCTCCTCTATGATTTCGCTACGGTTGTTGCCAGCTGGGTCTGCAATACTCATGCCTACCTTGCAGTATGGGAAGTCTTTGAGTAGTCCTGGAATTACGATTGAGTCCGCAAAGCTTCTTATTCCCATGCCGTCTGCCACGTATTCTTTAAGTACCAAAAGCTGTCCTCTAGGAGATAATTGCATTACAACACAAGCTGGAGTAAGCCCGAAGTCCCATCCTAGGATCAACTGCTCGCCTTGGATTGCGGATAGTGATTCTACAGCATGGAAATCAGGATTAAATTCAGGATAGACGCGCTTACCAAACCCAACAGAGCCATACTCGCCAAGACAAAATACTTTAATGAACTCCTGAGATTGTCCTTCTGCAAGCATTTCGTAATAGTTTCCAGGAAGATGGTCTGCATTGTCAGCGAGAGGATTACGCTGCCAGCGACCATCGTTCCTAATAAGACCCGGTGGTTGTTTAAATAGCTTATGATGCTCAAATGTTTGTTCCTCAAAGTCTTTGTAAATCCAGTGGTCGTCCTCTGGTGGGTTTGTGTCTGCAATGATACCTGACCAGTATGGCTCCTGGCAAAATGCCTTTGATGGATATCGGTTCACACGCCCCTTCATGTGAGCCAAGGCGGCCTTTGGAACCTCTGAAAGCTCATTGATGTAACATCCGGTAAGCTCTAGGGACTTTATCTTTCTTACGTCCTCTGGCCTATCTAGAGCAATGAATAGAAGTTCAAGCTCTACAATGCCATGGCCATCATTGAAAGTATGCTCATAGGTCATTATGGGCTTCTGACGCTTGCGAACATCTCCTAGGTCTTCAAACCATGCTAACCAGGTGGCAAGGGTAGTGGTTGACAGTTCCCCGCTGGTATTTCGCACGATTCCCCATCGACTACGTCGCCTCCCTGAATGCCACACGGGTACTTCACAGGCACGTTTAACAATCTCGCAAGCTGCCCACGTTGATTTTCCACTTCCGTAAGGGCCCATAATGATGCGAACAAAGCTGTCATCGCTATGAGCAAGACTACCGGTCGCAGTCGGAACATAGATTTTATCTTGTTCAAGTCCATTTATTACCATCCGTTGGTTGTTGATTGTTACGTGTCGTAATGACCCTTTGCGCCTTGAGTCCTCTATGTCTTCCAGGCGCTTGGCGAGTGATGATGCAGTCATCATTTCTCTAATACCTTGCGTGGAGGCGGGGTCTTGTATGGTGCTTTGTTTACAGTATCGCGAACATGTTCAATTGTTGTGTAACGCGCACCACATTTAATGCATTCGCGTCTGCGTCTAATATGCTCAGAGAAGCCATCTTGCCGCGTTTCAATGACTCTTGATGATGGGTAATTGCATGCTGTGCAATTCATCTAACGCCTTACCCCTCGCAGGGTCTTAGTGTAAATGGCACGTGCAGCAGGATCATGTCTTGATTTTGGCTTACGAGTGCTGTATTTGAAGTAGTCTGTTCGGTCTGTAGTGTACGATGGAGCGGTCTCTGGAGCGCGCTTCTTGCGTTCCTTCTCAACCCACTTATTTGGAATGGTGTTCATTGAACATCCTTATTTCTTTCTACTCGGGTAATGATTGCCCAATATCCTATTGGCTTTTGCATCTATCTTATCTTTAGACGATTCCGAAAGCTTGCCTTTTTTAACCATTTGGGATGCTCTACTTTTCGCGTTAGCAGCATGAGCACGATTTTCCATCGGGTATTTGCGCTCACCTGGTAAACCAAACTCCGATTTAGGGATTTTCTTTCGTGCTTTGGTTGTTAGCGTTGCCATTGGTGATGTCCTTTTCAATATCGTTCATAAGTAGTATCAATGCTTCGTGTATAACACTGAATGCTTCATTACCAGAAGCCATTAGTGCCCCCATAGTGAAAGAGTCAACAGTCAATAATTCCCTTCTGATCTCTTCAAATGTAATCACTACCTTTTCCCTCGACCCTTACGACTTTCAGCAAATGCAATTGCCACTGCTTGCTTTTGAGGCTTTTTGCCTATTTTGATTTCAGTCTCTATATTTTGCTTAAACTTCGGTGTCCCTGGCTTCGCACCCTTGAACAATGGCATTTCATTGTCCTTTTTTAGCGAGCTTGTTCTTAAGCCATTCATCAACCTTCAATGACAACGCCTTGGCCTCTCCTAACAATGCTTGCTGCATTTCAGGCTCATGCTTTACAAAATCTTCTTCGAGTAGTGGCACTAGGTTGCTCATGATTGCCTTTAGGATTGCATGGTTCATCGAGTATATTCCTTCTTACCGTAGTTCTCTTTGCTTTGAGAGGGAAGATTGCGGCAGGCACCTGCTTCCTTAAATGTTCGAATCTCTTGCAGCCTCTCGCGCTCCAAATAGATATTGTTGCGTGTAGACATATAGCCATCTGGCTTGTTGGATGTGTATTTAGCGCCCATGATGTTCTCCTTTGGTGGCTGCTTTAAGCTGACTCTTCGGTTAGTAGTTCGCTTTACGGTTCTTCAAACCTTCCCTCTTAAAGGCTTATGCCTTAATATTTATCGCCCTTTGCTTTGGTCAGTACTTTGTTGCCCATCATCTTCTTGTCTTCTTTGCCGTCCTTTCTCTTAGAAGGCTTAGGCATCTTAGGAGACATATGTTTAAGCTTCTCAGCTGCTGCCATCATCTTCATGTCCTTCTTCATTTCCTTTTCTTTTCTCACGAGTAGATCCTTCTTCAAGTTTATCAATTCGTTCATTGGCATCGATAATTGCAGCTTGAGGTGCAAAGTACCTTCCTTGCCTGCGCTCTAGCTTCCATGCTGCTGTCTGCCATGTACCTTCTTCCATCGCTTCGTCTATTTTTTCTAACCATCGTACAGCAGTTGCACCTTGAGCTTGTTTTAAGTCTTCAAAGAACTCAATGTACTCAGGTAGTTTTTCATTAGTAGCTTTTGCCTTCCAGTTTTGGAATGTCTGAAAGCTTACCCGCGCATAATCACAGGCCAATTGATAAGGAGCGCCCTTGCTAATCGCATAAAGCATTTTCTCTCGTGCTTCAGCAGTGAACTTGGTTGGCTGGCCTCCAAGATTACGCTCTTCCACTCAATTATTCCTCTTTTCAAATTGATTAAATTTTACTTCTTTTTACGGTTCAAGACTATCATAACAACAAACAATATCACAGACTCAAACCCATCAAATGATGCAAGAAGCTTCTCTATCGTATCGCCATCAAAAATCCCAGTACGGAATACCCCCACCAGACCAGAAACAAACTGAACAAAGCACATAATAGCAGATGCCGAGATCGCCGCGTTAATACCCGTGAAATTCTTCTTAATCCAACCCATATGCGTAACCTCATATTCATAAAGCTACTCGATAAGTTCAAAATGTTGCATATCACAAAAGCTCTCGGTAAGGTTTTCTTTGTCTCCCGACCAATCACCACCATGCCTGACTGAATGGGTCATTTTGCCTTCATCTTTAAGCTTTTGTGCAATTCCCATAACATAGCCCGCGAACCAGTACAATCGCTTAATGTTGCTGAAATCTACAGGATATGGCGTTACATCAACTGCCATTGAAGGCTGTCTGTTGTGCTTGCCATTAGGCCAAGTTAGCTTGCTGCGCCCTTCTTTGAAAGCCAGGTCTTGGTCTGCCTGGTTCCTATATCCCTCAAGTATCATGCAATCAAAGTTCTTGATGACCTCATAAAACAGCGCTTGCAAATCAGCATGGCAGGTTGAAAGCTTGCTAAATGACTCCTGGGAAAACTTCGGCATCTTGATCCTTAAGGTTTTATTAAGTAAATACTAGCATGTTAGAAAATAATTGCAAAAAGATTGAAATAACTGTTGACGTAAAGTGATGCTATGGTATAATGGCATCATACAAAGCGATTAACTAACCGGAGATAAAAGATGAAAAACATAACAGAGAAACTTAACGAACTTATAGAGAAAAAAAGAAAACAAGAAGCAAGAAAAAAAAAGAAAAGAGAAAAATTAATAAGTGATTTCATAGCTGTCGGCAAAAAGATAGAAGAAAATGAGTAAATTTAAAGAAATAGAATTAATAAAAGGAATTCCCAATACATCAATAACCGTTAATAACGATTATTCAGTTACATTAAAAAATGAATGCGTTATTAATCAAGAATTGACATACCTACAAGAAATAGAAAGCATTCTTTCGGAACTAGACGATGACGAGCTTGAAGACTTAAAAAAACTTATCGAAGAAGAAGCGCAGAACCGAGGAGAGTCAAGGTTTTCAGCACAGTTCGACTGGGAAAGGACAGCAGAAAACGATTAATCCCGACGCCCCGGACTGATTCGGGGCGCAAGGAACTGCTAACAACGGAGCGACTAACTTAAGGAAGTTAATAATGAACAATCATGTCATGCAAGGAGATAAGCCTCAACGATTGAAACACCATCTTCAACACCATAGCACACTTCCCCTGCATATCCAACAGATTTTACACTATTTAGAAACTCCTGTTGTGCAATCCAGGTATCTGTTCGCATTTCGGAAGGAGTATATTTTTTGCTCCGTTTTACTTCGAGAAACAAACCGTGATACTTCTTTGTTGGATAAAAAATGAACAGGTCGGCAGCACCGGGTTTTAATCCCATTTTAAATGCATTAAACAAGCCAACGGGTATAATTTTTCCTTTTTTCTCAATAGTTGTCCTTTTGCCTTCATTGTCGATTTTAAGAAAGTAGTCACGAACAAGTGGGTGGTAGCTTAGCCATTTGACAAGTGATCGTTGTTCCGTTGCTTCTGATGGTATTAGGAGTTTCCGCTCCGAATACATAAGCCCTTCTTTCTCCCGGTGTGCTGTTCGTGTTGGCTTCAATTACCATCTCCTTTAGTTGTTCCATTTCATCTTTAATCTTCCTGTCGTACAACATTCTTGCCTCATGTACCGACATATTCATTGGCAACAACCAGGTTATTTCCCTTAGCCAGTCATAAAAGTCATCTTTGTAGTCCGCTGCATTTTTGTATTCCACTGCATTTCTCCTTTAGTTCGTCTGTGTACGGTATAAACGGCGGCATAAGCTCCCAGGTCAAACCATTTTTGTTGTCCGGTATGGTGGTTTTCATTGCCCTGTATTTGCAGCTTTCCAAGATTGCCTCATAGCACCTTATAGCCTCTTCGATTCTTTCATCAAAGTACGTATCTATCAACTCCCTGCAATGTTCTCTAAGAAACTCGATATCATCCCCACCGAATAACTCAGAGGTTTTACGCACCAACGTACACAGGTAGTTTTTCCTGGCTATCCATAGCCCGAGGTTCACTAATCACCGACATAATTGGGATACACTCTACGAGGACCACCAGACCCCCTAGGAGGCGTTTTGTCGTTAGTAGGTGGGTTTGGGTCATAACCTGCCTTTCGTAAGAAATACGGCTGCTCTCGTTGTGCTATGAGCTTCATTCGACTATAGGCATAGTTCGGCGGCAATGTCATGGTTTCTGTTTCTGGGATTGATAGCAAATATTCTCGGAACTCGTCATAGACTTTTGGGTCAAAGGCGTTGTTGCTCGGGGAAATCTTTTCTTCTTCGAATTGTCGGTAGGTTTTTGGTTCTACGCCTTTTCCTTTTAGTATTTCCTGGCATTTTGCCATGCATTCCTTGAATGCTGCACTTTCCTTGGTGCTGGGTTTTTTGTCTGGTGGGGGTAATTGACGAAGCTTTTCTGCATGAAAGTCTTGAAGTCGTGCCCATTGGGTTTGTGGGTCTATTTGAAAATCGGCAAGGCATCCATGATAGATGTTTTTTACCTTTTCTCTTATTTCATAGTCTTTGCTGTTTTGCAGATCCCAATTTCCTATCTTGTCATAAACCATTTTTACAAGGGGATGGCTGAAATCCTTTGCTACCATTAATCTAATTATGTCTGATGGTTCTGGTAATCCAGTCTCCTTTAAACAAAGATCGATAAATTGAGGTTGCGTTGGTGGAAAGTCCTTATATATGGAAGAAAACTTTTCTTTGGCTATTGTCGCTTGCCTGATGGTAAACTTTCCAAGTTCTTGCACCCAGTCATCAATGCATAACTTCCAGTTCCCACCAGGCCCAAGTCTCTCTGTCCAAAGCTTTCCATACTTGATTTCAAATTTGTTAAAAAGGCCAATAACAAATTCCCTATCAACAAAATTGTTTAAATATGTCACTGTATTTGGATTTGCAATATCGTTATTGGACATAGGTAACTCTCCCGTTGCTTGGCTCTTGGCTCATGGCATCGTGATAATTGCTAGTTCCTGTCTTTCTTTGTTCGTACCCAGTGTTTTGTTTTTGAATTTCTTTTTTCTTGTGATATTCAATGTTTTCTTTTATCCATCCTTGTAGCCTTTGTTTGCTAACAAGCAAAGGCTCTAACTTGGTAGCATAATTAGAAAGACATTCTTCGTACACATCCTGGAATGACTTGTCTTTCTTAAAATCTTCTGGAAGTTTTTCATATAACTCTTTTGCTTTTGGATCATTCAAACAGTCTTCTCTAAAAATTAAAGCTTGTCTTTGCTGTCCTGAATTAATGTACAACTTTTGCTCAAGTGTATATGTATAGGGTTTATTAGTGAAAGAATTAGTGTTTATGTAATCCACATGCTGGACGGGGTCGTCCACATGCTGGACGGGTTCCTCTAACCCGTCCATATCCTGGATGGGTTCTTCTTTAGCTTTGAAGTGGTTGAGATCTGAGGCTACCCAGTAAATAGATTGGCTACCAAGTTTTGATTCTCGAAATAGAAGGCCGTGATCTTCAAGCTCGTTTAATGCTTCAAAGCAATGGCTTCTTTTTACCTTGGATGTGTTACAAAGGAATGTTATGTTTTTTTCTACGGATGAACAGTCTTTGCTATAATCGGACTCAAACCTCAAAGCAATATATACCCTTAATGCTTTTCCAGATAATGCCAGGTATATGTCTTCGCTGATATTTATGTAACGTGGCTTTGCTCTTTTAACAGTAAATGTTAAGTCTATGTTGTCATCTTGAGAATGCATGATATAATCTACCCAGTTGTAAGGATACACTAGCCGTAATTCACCAAAACTTGGTATCCGGTTGTAAATAGATTGAATGAAAACTTTGGTCGGTCGCATTCAATCGATAATAAAAAATGAAAAGTTCCCGTTGTGGGAACAAGATGTACCCACAACAAACCCTTTCAAGCATTATGCCCTAACTCTCCTTGAATGCCCAGATCAAAACAAAATAATACACAAAAAACTTTATCCCAAACCAATGCTATGGTATTATAACTACATAATACGAATGCACTTGGAGGCGATGACATTATGGTAATAACAAAACAAGACAAACAAAAGAGCTATAACTTTAGAATGCCGCATGATATATGGCATTTCATGCGTAAGCTTTCATTTGACACAGAAGTATCCATGAACTCTATGCTAATAGAGGCGGTGACAG